CAGGATAGTATCCATTAATAACCTTTTTAATGTGCTGAGGGGTAGTGATCTAAGCGAGCAGTCTAACAGCAACTCGCAGAAATGTCAAGGGGGCGCTGATAAGTTTTGCCAGGACTTGACAATCGTAAATTATCAGTCTTTCTTATAAATACTGATTGGAAGATTGACAATATCGCTCAGGCATTCTATACTAGGTAAGTATCACCAACGGAGTCAATCATGTCAGTCGCTATCAGTCAGGCACAGAAGCAACGGTACAGAATCACGTTGGATATTGAAGTGCTGGAAGACTTCGACCCGCATCAAATTGACTGGGAGCAGTTATTTGAATTGGAAGGATCTGAGAGGGTGATTGACAGTTACGTAGAGGATCTGAGTGTGCCTGTCCGTTGGTAGATTAGCAGTCCTATTTGATACTTAATAACACGGGGGTTGACATCAGTTAGTCTCCGTGATATGATGGGGGAGAGCAACAGCGTAAAACACAGTTATGCGCGGTTCGTTGTTATCGTTTCGCGGCGCGATGCCGTATATAAAAACGACTAACTACCCTAACCTACAGAGGTGACAGATCGACCTCGATATATAATGCGAAAGTAAATTCATATTGCTAAAAAAAATTTCGCCCAGAAAAAAATCATGGAAAAGGTTTATCACATCTATGCAAAACAAGAGTGTATATTCAATAATCTAACAGAAACACAATTTAATAAAACATGGGAAACCCTCAAGGGAATGGTTGGTCTAATGAAGACTGATTATGAACTTGAGGATTTGTCATATGAGGAGTGCAATCGCCCCCATGGAGGTCTTGCGGGTTATCCGAATGA